TTACCATTTTTTATTATTTCATTTCAATTTTACAATTTTTTGCTTTGTTATAAATAAATAGCTAGGTTGCTATGGTATTCAAAGAATTATGTCTAGATTATATTAAATTACATAAAAAATTGTTTTGGTCGTATCTCGTTGTTGCATCACTTTTTTATATGATAAAAGTCTTGGTAACGCCAATGATTTATTCCAACATTATGGAAATTGAAAAAAATGGTTTCATGAGTATTATGAAACAAATCTTTTCGATTTGGATCCTTATTGGTGTCTTTTACATTATTAAAATGAAAATGGAAAATGTTATTTTTACAGAATTTCTCTCTTTTTCCCGTCGAAGACTTTTACGCTTGTTTCTAGAAAAAAATAAATCGGATTTCAAAGATGCTAGTGTTTCATCTGATATTATTCGTATTTTTGAAGTAACACGTTATATGAAAGAAGTGTTTGCATGGGTTTCCCAGTCGATTATACCAGTTTCTATTATTACAGTCATTATTAATGGTTATTTTATCTATAACGTACCACTTCTGGGTGCAATCAATTTATTAGGTAATTTTACTATTTTAAAGTACTTGGAAGCTAATTACAAGAAACTAGTTAATCATTCAAACAATCGTGAAAATGAATACATGGAAATGATTAAAAAGTTTGACGAAAATTTTAATAATTTACTCAATATTTATCTCAATAATCAAATCGAACAAACGTTGACAGATAATGAAAATATTGAAAAAGACTATACAAAGACATATAAAACTACCAATCAAGAAGTGATTAACTTTATTAATACTTTTAAAGGTATTATTTATGTGTTTGCCATGATTTCGTTGTTTGTTCTTTATAAACAAAAAACGAACAACGCAAGCACGAGCGCAACCGAAAATAATATTTCTACCAAACAGTTCATTACCATTCTTTTTATCTTTACTTTTTACATATCAACATTAGAAAATATTTCAGAAGATATTCCAGTAATTATCATGACGGTTGGTAACATTAGAAATGCAGAACCGTTTTTAGAAGGTGCAATGACCATGGACAAACGCGATAAAAAACTTGACAATTTTCAAGGAAATATCAAGTTTGATAAGATTAGTTTTAAATACAACACTAATAGTGACTATATTTTTAAAGATTTTTCAATGGATATACCCAAAGGAAGACGTATTGGAATTGTTGGTAAAACCGGTAAAGGGAAGAGTACATTGATGAAACTATTATTAAATTTTTATCAATTGGAAAGTGGTAATATTTATTTGGATGGTATGGATTCCAAAGAGATTGTTATTGATGATATTCGTAAACATATCAACTATGTCAACCAAAAAACAACTTTATTTAACGATACTGTTTTGAATAATATGAAATATGGGAATAATGCGAGTGATGAAGATGTGATAAACTTGTTAAATATTTACGATTTGATGCAAATTTTTGATAATGTAGAGACTATTGTGGAAAAAAATGGTGCCAATATTAGTTTAGGTATGCAAAAAGTGATTTTCTTGGTTCGAGGGATATTGAAAAATTGTCAATTTTTTATTTTTGACGAACCATTTACCAGTATTGATCAAAAAACAAGAGGAAAAGTGTTACGTTTAATTGATGAAAAAACGCGCGGAAAAACCGTGATTGTTATTACACATGATACAGAAGGGTTTGAAAAGATATTGGACAAGATGATTGAACTCTAAACCGCTTTTTTAAAAAAGCGGTGCCAAAAACAAGATAAATTTTTAGATTTGTAAAAATTTATACTTATAATAAAGATGAAAAACATAGTGATTATACTCATTATAGTAATTTTAGCTACTTTGTTATTTCTTCGTAAACGTAACCAAAGTAAAAGTATTGGAAATCAACCAATTAATACTTTAAATTTACAGCGCAGCACATGTGATAAAACAAAATGCCCAAGCCAGTTATGCGGTGTTATTCATGAAAACTCAAATGTTGGAAAAGATAGTGAAGATTGTTGTCCTGAAGGAACCCTTTCAACAATTGATAGAGGAATGCGACGTTTTTGTTATGGACTAGATGATGGAAAAGATTGTTTTGAAGATGGAATGTGTAAATCTAACTATTGTGATATAATAAATAAAAGTAAAGGAACTGGTATTTGTAAAGTAAAATATTGTAATGAAGATACTGCGTGTTCAAATAATGCATGTGGATTTATGAAAGTGGGTGATGAATCAAAAGTTTGTTGTTATCAAACAAAATATGGACCTGGTAAAAACATACGTTCGTCTGGTGATTATTATTGTACCAATATGCCCGAAGAAAGCGTTTGTTATAATAATGAAATGTGCGCACCTGGATTCGTATGTGTAGGTAGTAGTTTATTCTCAGACGGAGTTTGTAAAAAAATTACTTGATCATGTATATTTATAATATATTTTTATTATAAATGTAGTAAAAACCCGTTTATGGTGGATCAAAGCTTTTCGTGTCTAAAATAGTTGATAGCAAGTAAAATTTTACATATTTTTGTTTTTATTATTAAATTAATAAATGTCTTTTATTCAAATAACTAGTAACAAAATAGGAAATTCAAATGCAAACATACAATTTTCATCAACTGGGGTGAATGTAACTGGTAATATGAATGTATCTTCATTTAGTATAGGAACACAATCTTTAGCAAACGTGGCAACAAGTGGTAGTTATACTGATTTAAGTAATAAACCGACTTTAGCAAGCGTAGCAACAAGTGGTAGTTATACTGATTTAAGTAATAGACCGACTTTAGCAAGCGTAGCAACAAGTGGTAGTTATACTGATTTAAGTAATAAACCAACTATACCACAATTACCGACTTTAGCAAGCGTGGCAACAAGTGGAAGTTATAAAGATTTAAGCAATAAACCACTAAATTGTTTTAATGTAGAATCACCATTTTGTGATATCAATATACCTAGCACAAACATATCAAAATATGAAAATCTTTTAACTAAATCACAAGTATTTGTACCTCAAACAAACGGTAAATTAAATAATATTAGTGTTTATTGTTCAAATTCAAGTCCTTCTTATACAAATGAATATTACTTAAATGCAGGAAGAATTACGTTAACAGTATATCATAGTACTACACAATTAGGAACACCTGTTACAATAGTACCACCAGCAAGTTCTTATCCCAATTATTGGCAATATAACTCATTTAACTTTAGTAATCAATCTATTATACTTTCTGCAAATATATCATATACATTTATATTAACATCACTTTCAGATACGGCTGCACAAGGCTGGTTACCTATGTTTATTGATAATACATTAGCTTATCAAGTTTATATAAATCCACAAATATATCTACAAAATTTATCTATTGATAACGCATTAACTATTAATGGAGGTGCAACCATTAGTGGAGGTGCAACCATGGATAAATTAACGCTTTCTTCTTTTCCAGTCTTAACATCAGCTTCTAGTGTATTTTCTAATTTACCAACTTCTAATTTTGTATTTGGTAGTACATCTTCAATACAAATTCCATCAACGCAAAATATATCATTTATAACGGATGCAAATACATCATCTCCTTGGTATAACGGTACATTTAATGGACATAATCCATTACCAAGCGCAGGAAATCCTGGATTATTAATTGATCTAGGAACAAGTGCATCAGTTGGTATAAAAACTATTAAATTAAATGCACAAAATCCTAATTATACAAAAACAACAACAACTCCTAATATATACTATGGTGATGTTGTTAATTTTGTGATATTTAGAGGTGGATTAAGTAATGGTACTTATCTTTTTAAAATAGTTCTTCCACCAGCATTTAATTCTAATGCAGGGGTATGTTCATTTTCTTTAGGAGTTATTACTAGTAGCAATAATACAACACCGTCTAATTTTAAAATGTCTAATGTATATTGTCTTAATCCAAACATATATACAGGAAATACAGTAGGTGGTCCTGATAATTATTTAATCATGAGCGTGTTGGTATTGACAGATGAATCAAATGGTAATTTAATATATTTTCCATCATTAGCAAATTATGGTAATTTTTATTCAAGTTAGATTGCTTTGTTTGGCAATGAAGAAGAATCATCATTTATAATAAAAATATATTATAAATATAACAAGTAGTACCTTAACACAGTACCTTAACATAGTACCTTAACATAGTACCTTAACACATTAGCTTGACCACATAGATTTGATCGGCGATGGCTCCGCCAGTCTATTAAAAAATAGGCTGTCTAAAAAATAATGGATAGTATTTTAGACAATTGCCCATAAAAATGTAGATGATTCTCGTAACGCTTCAAGCAGTTCTCCGATTGTTGTAATATCTGCACCTACAACAACACTTGTACTTGCAGATGTAAATATGGTTTGACCCATCCATGATGAAAATGCAGATTCTCCTACGGCAGTTCCAGTTGTTACTTCTCCTGCTAATCCTGCAGCATTTATCGAAACAATTGCTGTATCACATACAGTTGCAGTAACCGCTGCACTATATGTTGCTAAAAATGCAAGTCCTATTGCAGCAATTAATATAATTCCAACAGCAATTATACAAAATACTATAGCCCATTTTGGTACATGATAAGTATTTTCTTGCACAGGAGTCCATGTTAAACTTCCTTGAATAAAAAAAGTTTTACCAGTACTTTTATCTGTTACATTACATTTAACAAGTGATACACATGTCACTTTTTCTTCTGTAATATTTATAGTTGGTGTAATTGTCAAAGAACTCCCATCTGATGTTTTTGATACTGTATAATTATAAAATTTTTTATCTTTATCAGTTAATTTTGAAAGTTGCCATTTATAACTATAATTACCTGAACCATTTTCAACATAACATTGTATACATTGATAAACAGGTGGTTGTGGATTTAAATTATCATTGATTACAATATTTGCATTTAATTCATTTTGATTCATACTAAACGTTGTATAATAATCCATTTTATATTATATTTTAAATTATAAAAAATAATCAACTAATTTATCTTTGTATTAATTTTTAAAGTTAAATCAACATTAAAATTATTTGTAAAAATAGAGTAAAGATACCCCCATCCCCCATCCCCCTTACAAATATCTAAATACATCTTTAGCTCTTAAATATCCTGCATGTTGATATTTTGCATCTAATCCTTCCATTGCTTTAAAAGTAACATCTCGTAACGTATTTAATTGCCCCATTATTTCCACATAATTTTCTTTTGTCAACATTCGAAACAACTCTTCACCAATCGTGATAAATGAATCCATAATTTGTTGTTCTTCGCGTTTACGTAATGTATACTGATAAAACACATACGTTTTTTGTTTAAATGTTTTTTCATCGTGTTCACCAGTTAAATACTTTATACGTTCAGCATCACGATTTTCACGACGTGCAAGATTTACCAACGTTACTTGTCGATGATGCGTAAATTGTTGATAAAAAGTCTCGAATCTTTTTCTGTCGTTTAATGGTACACCACGTACTATTTCCAAAATGCTATAATATGTAGGCATGGGACCACAACCGCCGTGATCTTGACGATGTCGAGGATCTTGGATATTACCAGCTCGTAACATTCGAAAATATTCAGGATTATGGATAATACCTTCTTCAATTTCACCAGTTTTCCATGAAAATGCCGTGTGACATTGGATACAAAACATTTGGTCACAGCCTTCGGTCTTGTAAATACGAATATTGCATTTTGGACAAGGCTTTGTGGTTTTTAAAAGCTCGGTTATGGTGGCAACTTCATTGGGATCGCAAACGTGTTTGTTAGGGTAATTATTGGGATCGTTGTTGGGGTCACGCGCCTCTTTTACTTCTGTGTGACAGTCTTTGCAAATTTGTGTGTTACAAAGGCCGCATTTGTATTTATCGGATAAAAATCCACGGCAGTTTTCAACAGTGCATTTCATGATAAATTTTTTAAGTGTATTTGGATTGGTGGTGTAGATACCATTGTAGGGACGCATGCGTCGTAAAGGCGCCATGGAATTATAAATTTTATTTAATTCACTATCTAATTTACGACGAATAATACGTTGTTCACGAACAAGTTGGTCTTCATTGGCTTCATTTACATTCATGGCAGCTATGATTTTTTTGCTTTCATTTTCGTATCTTACAAGGGAGAGTTGTCGTTCGGCATGTTCTTGTAAAGGTGGTAAATACGTTTTTTCTTCTTCAAAGAGGATATTTTCGCGCATTTTACGGTATTCATCACGGAGAAAGTTTTTAGGGAAATGCTTGTTCATCATGTCGATGTTCCATTCTTTACGACAGCTCATACAGTGGGGTTGATGAATAGTGGATAATATATAAGTTTTGGTACAAGCAAGACATACGACATAAGGGCAAAAATCACAAGCAACAAGACGACGAGTAGTTTGATTTAAAGAGTTACAACATACGGTACAGTCAGTCATTTTATTTATAATAATTGATTATAAATAGCTTTTTTTTAGTTTAGTGATATATAATAACTTTACTTAACTTTAATTTTTATAAGTAGGCTCAAGCCGCCATGCTCGGTGGACTAATAAGACGTTATAAATAATATATAGTAATAGATGCTTGTGGACATTCTAATGATAAATTACTACTATAATTAAAACATATTGGTACGCCAATATTTGGAATAATATTAACATAAGATGAACCACCTCCACCTCCTCCGTCATTCCCTCCTGAACCTCCGTAATAACCACCACCGCCACCACCACCATTATATCCTGCATTACTTGCTTGTAAAGGTGGTCCACTGCCTATATTTGATACAATAATACCATTACTATTTGATATAAGACCTGCATCTCCCCCATATGGGCCGTTAAATTTATTTTGTTGACCACCACCACCACCTGCTACAACAATTGCATTAGATTGTGTAACGGATGTCACAAATATACCAGAATAACCCCCACCGGTACATGCTACACTACTGTTAGTTCCAGCACCACCTCCTATATTAACTTGAAAAAATAATATATTTCCACTGGAAACATTAAATAGTGTAGTTATTCGAGCAGCATAACCACCACGACAAAAGTCTTGTGTTCGTTGATTCTGTCCATATTGTCCATTTACAATTGCATATATATAATTTATACCAAGTGGTACTGTAAAATTGTCTGAAGCATAATATGTAGATGTATTCGATCCAGATAATGTAATAAACTGTGATGTAGTTAAAGAATCTATTTGTTTCGATGTAAATGATTTTATTTGTGATGAACTTAATACAGATAATTGTGTTGTAGTAAAATAAGGAATCTGTATACTTGTAAAAGAAGATATTTGTGTTGTACTTAATAAAGTTATTTGTTGTGTGGTTAATGAAGGTATTTGTGATAATGAAATAGTAGGAGATGATAACCCTAACAACTGAGTCGATGATAAAGATACAAAAGGCTGTAAAAGACTTTGTTGAGTTGTTGTAAAACTAGCTATTTGTGCACTAGATAATGTATTATATTGTTGTGAATTTAAATAATATATTTGTGATGTTGTTAATGAAACTAATTGAGATGTTGAAAAATAAGTTATTTGTGTAGTTGTAATGGAATTAATTTGTAAACCTGTAAAAGAAATAATTTCAGTTGTTGTTAATGATTTTATTTGTGATGAATTTAATACAGATAATTGTGTTGTGGTAAAATAAGGAATCTGTATACTTGTAAAAGAAGATATTTGTGTTGTACTTAATAAATTTATTTGTTGTGTGGTTAATGAAGGTATTTGTGATAATGAAATAGTAGGAGATAATACACTAGCAAGTTGTGATGATGTTAAAGATATAATATAAGGTGGTAAAAGATTATTTTTATTTGTTGTTAATCCTGATAATTGTTGAATAGATAAAGCATTATATTGAGATAATGTTAAATAATAATATTGTGATGTTGTAAAAGCAGACATTTGCGATGAAGTAAAATATTGCATTTGTTCTATACTTAATATTTGTAATTGAGGAATTGTAATAAACGGTATTGTTGTATTATTAAATGCCACGTTTTTTAATAAAGATATTTGAGTTGTACTAATAACAGGTATTTGACTAGTTGTAATACCAGAAATTTCTGTATTTGTCAGGTAAGGTACTTGGTTTAACGTAATAGCAGGTATTTGAGACAATGTAAATGATGAGAATTGACTAGAACTAAATAAAGATATTTGTGTTGATGTAAAATATGGAATTTGTAAGTTAGTAAATGAAGAAACTTGTGTGGTAGATAACCATGTTATTTCTTGTGCTGTTAATGATGGTATTTGTGATAAGGAAATAGTTGGTGAAGAAATAGATGCTAATTGACTTGATGTTAATCCAATAATATATGGTGGTAAAAGATTACTTTGAGATGTTGTTAATGTTAATCCTTGTATCTGTGTTGATAATAAATTATATTGTGGTAATGTTATATAATAAAGTTGTGTTGTTGTAAATGTCACAACTTGTGTAGTAGTTAATGTAATAAGTTGTACTTGCGCTGTTGTTAATGATTGTATTTGACTAGAATTAAAAACAGCAAATTGATTAATTGTAAATAATGATGTTTGTAATGTAGTAAAAGCTTGTATTTCCGTTGTAGTCAATGCACTCATACATGGGATACTTATGTATCGAATATTAATACTAGAAATCGCTTGTATTTGTGATGTGGATAAACACTTAATTTGTGTTGTACTTAATTGTTGTATTTGAGGAATATATAAAGCATTAATTTGTCCAGTAGTTAAATTACTAGTTACATTTATCTGTGCTTGACTACTCAAATTAGGTAATATAGCCAATGTATTTTGAAGTAAATTAGAAGGTAATGTTTGAATAGAAGATGATGTCATAATTGACATAAAATTACCTGATGCACTTACCCCTGATTGATTTAATGATAATTGCGCCGAAGAAAAAAATGTGAGTGATACACCTGCTGAAAGTGGCATTAATGTAGATGTAGATAATGTCACCAAACCAGTTGTCGTTACAGCAGTTACAGTTGTACCAGAAAAAACTCCAGGACCTGATACATACATTCCATTTACAATAGTTGGATCAGGAAGTGATAATTGAATGTTATTTGAAATTTGTGTTGTTGTACTTGTTAAACCTACTGTTGCATTAAAAAATGATAAAGGAGTATTGACTGCTAATGTAACACTATTATTTAATGATACATTAGATGATGTATTTGGTTGTATAGTCACACTTGTAATCACGCTTGTACCAGCTGGAATAGAAAAATTGTTTGCAGTCAACATCATTCCAGGTGAAAGTGTAACAGGTAAAGTTCCCAAATTAATTACTTGAATGGTAGAAGCTGTAAACGTTCCACTAGCTGTAGCTGTAGTAGTAGCTTGTTGTGGGTAAAAATAAAAAGTATTGTTTACACTTGTTGCTGTTGCATTTTGTGATAACGCTAATGTAGTAGTAGATAACAATATTGTTCCTAAAGAAATACCAGTACCATATACAACCATACCAGCTGTAATGGTGTTGGGAAGACTACCTGTTAATGTATTACTACCACTATTAGTAGATAATGTACATGTTGTCAAATTATAAAAAGAAATAGTAGAAGACCCGTTGAATGAACATCCATTATTTAATGTTAATAATTGTGTATTTGTATTGTACCCAGTTGCTTGTACCAAAATATTTGTTGGTATACCATATCCACTAACAACGCAAGGGTAAGTTATACTAGAAGTGCTTAATGAAGTAATATTAACAATATTGGTAGTCGGTAACGTATATAGAACTACTGGTGATATTGAAGTAATAGTAGGTACCATATTTAGTAATGTAGTAGTAAAAGATGGAAAAAGACTAGTTATAGATGTATTTGTAGTATTTGTTCCAATTATATTTATTGCAGCAGAAATAGCACTTGCATTATACGTAGAAGTAATATTAGTTGATGTTAATGATAAAGGTACAGGTAATTGTGGTGATAATTGACTAACAATATTATAACAACTAGTAGCTGCAAGTGTATCAGATGGTAATAAAATAGATAATAAATTATTTTGGGCTGGAATTGATAATGATGGAAGGAGATAAGAAATAATGTTATTTAAACTAAAACCTGTAGGTAATTGCGTAGAAGTAAGGTATTGAGAAAAAGTAGATAATCCAGATAACCAAGGAGTAGATACCTTGGTATCCATAGTTGGTTGATAGATAGAAGAAGCATTTAACATCGTTGTTGTTATAGTTGTTATTTGAGCTGAATTCAAAATAATTTGTGATGTTGTAGCTACTACTATTGCTCCAGATGTAATATTAGAAACTTGAGTAGTTGTTAATCCATTCACCCATGTTTGCACTTGTTGAATAGAGAAAGAGTTTGTAGAACTTAATGCAACCAAGATAGTTGATGGAGAAGGATTTCCAAGTGTTAAACCTACACTAATAGATGTAATGAATGATGATTGTGCTGGAGTATTTAATGTTGGATACAGTGTTGAAACTAACTGTTGAAAATAAGTTAAATTAGAAGGATTACCAGCTGGTATGTTAAAAAATTGTGATGGCAAACTCATTTTATTATTAATAATAAAATAACTAATAACAATTTATAATATAAAATGAGTAAAGAAACTATTTATATTTATTTAGAAAATCAAAAAAACATTACATCAATGCTTGAAATTGATTTTATAAAAAACAAAAAAGAAGTCTGGACTATCCCAACTAATTTATATGAAATTTCAAGTTTATTATCCTTTCAACCTGATTCAAGTCTTCGTAGTTTTTTATATAAAATGGATCCTTGTATGTTACTTTCATTAAAAGAATCCACACTTGATGGATCAACTCTCAATGAATTTATCGCATTATCTACCGTGTTTATTTTAAGACCTTATAAGTCTATACAACCTATATTGGATTTTGAAACAATTTATGTAATATTTTTTGAATACTCAGCTGATTATAGTATGATATATATTGCATGTTATTCGACAACACTGTTTCACTTGAGACATTTTATTTTCACACATTTAAACAAACCTATATTGGTAATGGATATTGATAGAACGATTATTACTACTTTTGATGATATTGAACACGAATCAACGCTAGTAAACTATTTTATTAGACATGGTACTATCGAAGGAAAGATGCCGCCTATGACTTTTAAATACGATGTGATGTTTCGACCTGATTGTTTGGAATTTTTTTATAAAGTGATAGGTAAAGTCGACTTGTTTTTTATTAGTGCTGGCAATATAACTTATGCTAGAAAAATAATAGACTTGTTGGAAAATAAATTACATGAACGTTATCCTGAACTTATGTTTGATACGTTATCTGATCATGTAATATCAGTTCGAAAATCGATAAATGAAATAAAAATAAAATCGTTTCGACAAGTTATTCCATTTTTATTTATAAATTATTACAATGTAAAATATTTTGCTATTGATGACAAAAAATATGTATGGTGCAAAGACGATCAACCTCATGTGTTTGAAATAACACCGTTCATGCCAAGTAGTAATAGTAATGATTTATTAGAAATATTCAATAAACTAGAATCAAGTGGTTTTTTCACATAGCCTTGCCTAGCGTCAACTCGTCCATTTTTGTGTAAGCTTTACCAAAGGAGCAGCGTAGCTGTGAATAGTTAATTACAAACTCGTAGTGCGGGGGCGAAACCCCGCTTAGTGGTTTTTTCACATAATAGACTCGTAGTGCGGGGGCGAAACCCCGCTTAGTGGTTTTTTCACATAATAGACCGTCGCGCAGGGGCGAAACCCCGCTTAGTGGTTGTTCAAACTCAGCAACCTCACAAAAATATTGAGAAAATCAAGATACAAACCCATCGACGATGTAACATAGTCTTTACCAAAAATATTTTTATACAAGATAACATTAATATCATAAATCACGTATAAACTAAATAATAACAACCCACTATACAACATTATTTTATACTTTGTATCAGACATTGGATAAAAGATACCAATGATTTGAAATATAATCAGCACACTTAATGCTGCAAATAAAATGCCTCCAAAAATAGATAAATCGTATCCTGACGCAGTAATGATTAAACCGAATATAAACATACTTGCGAAAATACCAATTGTACCGATAATTGCTCGTTGTATTGTCTCACCAGAGACTTTATCACGAACTGCACTAGAACCTAACATTGCTCCCATTGAAATGGAAAAGAAACAGAAAAGTAAAAATTTAACATAAATTGGTAGTTGTGAAAACATCATGATAAACATCATTGCAATACTAAATAGAAATAGAATGATGTAATAAAAAATATCAAGTGACAAATTTTTTGAACGAGCATATTCCATTATTCCAAAAGTAATCACAAGTTGAACAATTAACGTTGCCAACACAGAAGAAATAAATGTACCTTTAGTTTTTATTAATCGTAGTGTACTCATGTTTATCTTTATTATTTATAATAATTTTTTATTATAAATATGTAAAACTTAATGATTAACATGAGGATTACAACTTTCAGTTAATTCTTCGAAATTATAGTCATCACCATTTACGCTACTTTCGTCTACACTTTCGTCTACACAACTTTCTTC